TAGACTTGGAGACTTATCTGTGTGCTCTCCACTAGTACAAGAAATTAGTATTTCTGAGGGATTATTAGTTTTGGCATACTCAATGCCTCTATGGTTCAGAAGTTCTACTAATTCCATTACGACAAGTCCTTAGCAGTTTCTTGTTTACTACTAGTCCCAAATTTAACTGCATTGTGTGGTTTTTCATTAATACTAGAAGATCTATTAGGATCAATCTTTACACAACTCCAATCCATCATCACGTCAAAACTCATGTGCTTACCGTTTCTCATTTTAGTTGTATGAATAGATATTTTACTTTCAAGTTCTCTATCATCTCCTTCAGAAGGGGGAAAGAAATTAAAACTACGATCAGCCGAGTCGAGTATACCTTTTGCAAATCTAGCTTCTCCTGTAGCATCAATTTGATAAGGAGATATCATAGTTAAGTCATATTTTCTTGATAAAGACTTTAGATTGTCGGCTATAGTTATTTGTGTTTGCCAATCTTTTTGATTTTCATGTTTAATGATATTAACATAATCTACTACTGCCATATTATAGTTAGGATACTTAGATGAAAACATATTACAGTAGTGATCAATTCTATTTAGCGTTAAAGACTCATCATCTATCATAAATAGTCTGTGATCTTTTAAGTCTGGCTTTTCAATTTTCACTCGCTTTTCAAAGTTCTTAAAGTCTTTTGTATATTCAAGTTCTTTTATTAAACCTTCAACTTTTTCAGAAGGCTTATAAAAGTTATCAAACTTTGCCTTAGCTATAGTTATCTTTTGTGTGTCAGACAGCTGGTTTCTAAATATATCTAAAAAAGGAACTTCAGATATTATCGACAACACACGGTCATATACTTCTTTATATCTCATCTCAATAGTAAAGAATGAAACTGTGTTGCCTTGTAAAAATCTATTTAAGGCTAAGTTTAGAGATATAATAGATTTACCAGAACCTCGTCTACCACCTAACATAACTAATTCTTGTGTAGCAAATCCTCCATTGATTGCATCAAACTCTGCAGAAAGCCCTGAAGGATGAATCTTGAAATCTTCTTCGCTGGGGAAAAAGTCTAATTCAGCAATATCATATAGCTCATCATCATGAGGTATAGCTTGATTAAGTTTTAATAAATGATTTTGGAATTTGTCAACTATCTCAACTTTTTCTAAATCTTCAAGTTGATCAATAAACTTATCCATAAAGTCTATAGTCTCGTCTCTGATATAAAAGTCTTGTAGTTGAGCGATCAAAAATTCGTCTTGTATTAACTCATTAGTATTTTCTTCATCACATATTTGATTTTCAATATACTCTTGTAAACCAATATCTTTGCGTAATGCGAGTATCTCATCTGTTGAAGGCAATCTTGTATTAGCTTTATAAAATGATTTTATCTTGTCATATAAAACTGAGTTAATACCAGTAAAATATTGACCAAGTAATTTAGAGTATAGATCATTACTTTGCGTATCTAATAATCTACGCAAAGTAAGTTTTTGTAAGTCAATTGCCATTAAGTACTCTTTACAGGGAATAGTTTATCACGAGTTACGAATTTATATCCTCCGTAATCGTTTGTTTTGTATATAAGATAAGACTCTCTACCAGTCTCTTCTATTATTTTACTAACTTGATTACGATGATGCAAGAAAGCATTTAATTTCCATTTAGGATTCTCTTCACCTTCGATTAACCAGTATAGCTCATAGTGAATTCCTTGCTCTGGGTCTGAGTATAGCCCTGCTTTTCCCGTTTTAGGATCAGGTTTAAAAGGGTGAAGTTCTATATATTTTTGTCTACCATTTTCTATATATTCAATATAATCTTCATCATATACTTCTCGAACTTCAGCAAAGCAATTTTCTTCCGCTAAAAATACTTTTTCTTTTTTAGCAAAACGTACTTCTAAGTCTTGTATAACATGGTCTACTTTAGCAGCAGAATTTTTACCTCTACCTCTAATAGGTACGTTCATCTCAATTAATATATTTTTAATTCTTTGAGGAGATACGTAATAGAGTTTTGCAATAGCAGATTGAGAATTACCTCCAAGATAATCCTCTGATATCATCTTTTTTTCTTCTAGCGTAAACTTTTTTGATCTTGCAACTTTCTTAAGTTGTGCTTCACGCTCTTGCTTCTCATGAAAATCTTTAATAATTGTATCAAGACGTTTAGTATTATACGCAATACCGATATGCTCACAAACAGACTTTTTTGTCTTGTTTGCTTTAATCATCCATATTGCTTGTCTAATTTTTGTTTCTGAAATTTCTTGTGGTTTTGCCATAAGTTTCTCCTATATTTTAAGTATAGTAACATAAAATAGAGATTTACGCAAATTAATTATTAAATTAGGGTGGGGTTAATGAGTTATCAGGTCGTCGTCTGTGTAGAATAAATCAGATATAATATTTCTGATTAAACCTGTGTCAGTATAAACAGGGGTAAAGCGTTCATTAAAAAAACGATTTGTTCTATACATTTTTTCTACATAAAAAGAGCTTACATAAGACTCTACGAGCTCTCTATATTCGTCAGAATCTTCTACTAAATCAGGATAAAATTGTTTACCAAGTTTTGAGAAATAATGACTTTTAGCTTTAGGTTGCAATGACAATATCTGATCAAGAATTTCATCTGGTAAATCTTCTAATATATATTTTTTTGTCATTTTTACCTATAAAAAAAGGGGTGATGTTACTCACCCCTCAGTTTAGCTTAAAGAGTGATTACTCACCAGAAGCTTTTGGTGTATAATCTGCACATGACAGACCGCGACGAGTAAGAACTGTCTTTACACCACGAACTGTTTTATCAAAAGATTCTGCAATCTCTTCAACAGTTTGCTCAAGCATATCTTCAATGCCTGCATATGGATCAGCTTTTGCGTCTTTTTTATCACGTTGAGGTGCTTTAAGACCCATTGAAAGAAGCTTACCACGAATTGAGTTGACTGAACGACCCATTGCGTCTGCAATCTCTTCTAAGAATTTGCCATCATTTACCATTGAGGTAATTGTTGCCTCTTCTTCATCAGAGTAAGTACGTGGAGTTACTTTCTTTTCAGCTGGCTTGACATGAGATGTCATTTCCAGTGAAAGTGCTTTACCATTTATTTGACGTGCAGTAAATTTACCATCAGCGAACTGTTCGGCAATATCTTCTGCGGTCAAGTTACCTGAGTTTGAATTCAGGAATGAAGCTAGAGAGTCTGTCTCTTCTTGCGTAAAGACAGGAGCTGCTCCAGGCTTTTTAGGTACATCGTAACCAAGCTTGCGAAGCTTTGCAGTTACAGATCTACGTGGGAAATCGAACTCTTCCATTAGAGATTCGATTAACTCTTCTGTTACTCCTGCAGATGCGACATCGTGCATACGAGTAACCATTTCATCGGTGTATTCAAATTTTGACATTTATTGATCCCCTCGATCATTATTGTTTGAATTGTTCTCAAGAGTTTCTTGTTTCTCTTGACTATTTATAGATATTACAGAAAAACTTTATTAAAAGCAAATGTAAAGTGACTGTTTTTGCTTTCTTGGTTCTTTTTAAATCTCTTAAAAATTACCAGATAACACATCTTTTTTGCTTGACCAATAATCAACTATGGTTATTCCTAAAGTTTGAGCTTTTTTATATTTAGAAGATGTTGTATCACCTCCTGTTATTAAAGCATAGCAATCTTTAGTTACTGAAGAAGAAATTTTAAATCCCTGATTTTCAAGTTCTTCTCCTAGCTGATTACGGGTCATATCAAGTTTACCTGTAATACAGACTTTTCTAGACGGAGTACCTATAACTTCATCAACTGTTGCATTCTGCTCAAGCTGAAGAGGTAAATTACTTACCCAGTCTTCGTTTTCGTCAAGCCAAGATATGATCGATTCTATTGTCGAAGGACCAATACCTTTAATTTGTGTAACTTCTATATCTCTTAGATTTCTGAATGCTGGAATGTGTTTTACAATAAGATCTGCAGCACGTTTTCCAACTCCATGAATACCAAAAGAAGCAAGAACTAAAGAATAAGGTTTAGTCTTTGTTCTTTCTATCTCGGCCTCAACTTTAGCGCCATTAGCGCCAAGTTTATTCCAGTTTTGATCTTCAAAAAGATCTACTGGGTGTGTAAGTCCCATCTTTGTAACAGAAGCTGGGCCTAATCCTTTTATATCAATAGTTTTAATAAAATGTTCTAAAACTTTTGATGTATTTATATTACTTTTATCATTAACCAAAAGACGAGGACCATCTTTCTTTGTTTTCATACCAATGGTTTGTTCTACGTGACTTTGTGTAATCTTAATACCGTGCTCAGAATGTTGAATTACTCTAATAAACTTTGGTATAACACCCCCAGCACGCTCAATTTCTATCAAGTCACCCAAACCTAAGTTGTGTTCCTCAACTACTCCTATATTATGAAGAGTTACACGAGATAGTGTAGCATCATCTAAAACTACAGGATCAATAACACCTGTCGGATTTACTGTACCAGTTCTTCCAATAGTCCATATTATGTCTTGTAATGTTGTGACAGCAGTATTAACTTCTCGTTCTTTTAGAGCAATAGCAAATTTAGGATATTTTGAAGTCCAACCTAGTTGTTGTTCTTTCTCCCACGAATCTGTTCTATACACTATTCCATCTTGAGGATATTTCCAAGCACTTTCGTCAAGTACTGTTTCAAACCCTGCATTTTTAATAATTTTCATTCTTGTTGTATAATTAATCGTAGTGCCTAACCAGTCATGTGCTATAAACTTGATATTTCTTTTATCAAATTCAAGTGGATCTTTCAAGCCTAAAGCGCCACTAACATAGTTACGATAATTTTCAACATCATTTCCAGTTACACACTCACCGTTTATTACTACTTCAGTAAAGCCGCCTATATCTATTCTAGCAGGAGCATTCTTCAAAAACTCTACTAAATGAGTTATATCTTCACCTTGTTCTCCGTTGCCGCGAGTGAGAGCCATTTTTAGCTTGCCTCTGCGATAAATCAAAGAAAGATTAGCTCCATCAATTTTAGGAGCTTTTACAGTCATAAAAGAATCAACCTCTTCTATATCGTATACTTTACGAAGTGAATAAAGTTTGTGTGGGTGAGTAACTTTTCCAGGAGCACCACCTACGTGCTTAGTAGGGGAGTCGTGATCTCTCCAGCCTTGAGCCTTTTCTATAGCTTCAAGCTTATCATATAGTTGATCATACTCAGAATCCGGAATTGTGGAGGCTGAGTTATCATAGTATGATTTATTGTGTTCTTGGATAAGTTGTTTTAGTTCTTTGTAATTCATATAAAGATAATATTAGAAAAATAAGTATTTAACAACTCTAATATTAACTTGAATACTTTTTATCGTGACAGTAAAGTGCGATTATTGTATAGTGTGCTATTTTCATTAAATCTTTACGATAATCATCAGGATTACCTTTTGACCCGTAACGATTAGAGTACTTATCAATATTTCCTAAACAAAACTCAAGTCCACGTCCACGATCTATAATAACTTCAGTAGATTGCAGTCGTCCATCATGTGCATAGTGTTGCTGATAAGTGCTATTAATATAATTTTGTAGTTCTTCTACGTACACATGCTCATGAAAGGTAGGTTTAAAAGGTTTAACATAATGATCGTCTTCATCCTCAAACAATAAGTTATCAAAGTTTAAATCTGGGTATGGATCGTCTTCAAAGTATTCTTCTTTCTCGTCCAATAACTCACGTAAAGCATCTTGACTTAAAAGTACCTCATGCTCATCTTTTCCATACTGAGTAAAAACACTTTCAGGCTCTACTACTTTACGTTCGTTTGAAAGAAACTCACGTTCATAAACAGTTCTACCTTTATCTGGTGATTCATATATTTTAGGAGATTTATATTCTTCGCCTGTTAACTCTTTGTATCTATCCTTTAAGACCCCAATAGTAGTATGTATATGCCCAGTTGCTTGATCTTTGAGTCTTATCTTTTGTTCTTCAATTTCTTCTTCAAGAAATTTACGTTTCATATATGCTTCATGAGGTTCTTGCGTCATTTATTAAGTTTACCCTTGATTGCTTCTAATAAGAGACTTAAGTTCTCTTTTTTATTAAGATTTGTTCCATCTACTTCAATACCTAATAT